GTTACACCTGTCAGAGATCCTAGTCTGACATATACCCTGAACATATATCTTCAGGAGGGGCTTCATAAAATTAATCGTGAAAGCTTAAAAGAGAATCGTAATGGGTTTTCCTTCCCATAGGGCGCGACTTACCGCTAACCTCGAGTATAGAGACATTTCAATCTAGTTAGTCTAAACACTCCGGAACTCGTGCGCAATCTCCCATTAAAGGGAGAGGTCCTCATAATAAGAGGACGTGAGCCATCCTTTAGAAAGCTCACAACAAGGAATCACCAAATCCTTATTCTCATACACCATATCTTCATCTGACATGGGTACCCAATCGTGGAGGCCGATCAATTTCCGGGCCGAACTGAATAAGGTGGCATTATGCCAAAGGGCTTTATCTACATTATGATCCTCATCAAGAATCTCATAGAGTGATTCAAGAGGCTCCTTCATAAGGAGGTTAATTGTCATCATCTTGTAAAGTTGTGCATACTCCTCACCCAAATCAAAAACGCGTTCATTAAGCACGCCTTTCCGAAAGAGGGGTTTATCAAATTTAGGAAGGTCTTTCATGACCCTCTTATGCATCAACCACATGGCTGCTTCTTTGGGAACAATAGGTTTCCATGACTCTTTACATTCGCGACGACCCAATTGAGTCTTTATAATTGTTGCGCAGAGTCGATCACTTCTCGATATCTCATCAGGGTGATCCAAAGGCAGTCCAAGCCCACCAAGCCATTCTGGTAAAAACCAGGGCAAAGGATACTTAGTTGATTCCTTTTTATTATAATAAATAAACCTCTTCTTGACAACAGGCCAGAGGTCGGGGGGGCAGCTCCGTTTGAGCTCGCGGCATATGGTACCCAGTTGGTGTATACCAACTTTAGAAGACAAATTTTTCTTCTCACCAGGTCCAACGCGCCTCTTCCCCATCATTAAGCCTAGGTTGATATATTTTCTCTCAACCCACTGTCCATCCTGGAATTCAAAAATAGTAGAATTGATGGTACAGAATTTATCAGAGAAATAGGTTTTCCCTAAGGACGATTCCAGTCCAGCTACTGCACAAAAGGCTTCCCAACATCGTCTCAAGCGACCTTTTGCCCCTCGAAGGAGGCAATCATCTCCATTAATAAGGAGTTTGGCTATTGGTCCTGAACCCGGGTAGGGTTTATCTGTAAGCCTCACAACCTTGCCGAAGTTACTTTCTTCAATCGCAAGTCTACAAAGCGCAGCATTAGCTATACACAGAAAAGGGAAGGATATTATGGATCCCATCAACTGACCTTCAGTTTGAGGGTACTCGAATTCCTCGTAGTTATCTCTAAGACACCATTTACATTTAGGATTTCCATTGACTTTTTTCCCGTCAACATAACACCCATAATGTCCGCATCTCTCCATTGGAACCACTCGATCAACGAATATATGTTTGGTCAATGCCTTTAAGAACAATTTTTTAAGCTCCACCATAAAATTGGCTGGCAAATAAGGCAAAGACGAAGCTGGAAGATTCTCTCCAATACAGATCATTAACTGATCTAAAATAACTTCAGACACCCAAGAATGTAACTTGTTGGTGCTGGAGACGTAATCACCCGATACCGCTTCTTCATCATCCTCTAATCCCCCAAGAACCCTCTCAATATCACTCGGCAAGACATATCTTCCGATGAGGGAGAACACTTTGTTCTTTTTTAAAACCTTCCATAAAAACTTTTGGAAAGGCTTCAATACTGTGTACAGTAAAGGAGGTCCCTTCGATATCACCCTGACCTTCAAAGGTTCAGGTAAGCCAACAGTCATAACTAAAGGCCGCTCAGATCGAGCTAAATCGAAAATTTTAAGGTAATCCTCCTGCCATGACCTCTTAAGGTCCGTCGGATCGTATAACAGTGTTGGTAGGTCCTCAGATGGTTCATAACCAAGGTCCTTCTCCATAGCAATTTTATATTGCTCTCCCTTCCCCAACTCTCCATAATGAGGGGCAACTCGCTGAAACAAAGAACAAGTTCCAGTTGAGAAACTAATCCCAGATTCCCTCTTCCCAAAGGAAACCCGTGAATATAACTCAGATAGTGCTCCGCACTTGTCTCTCGACCATATATAGTTGGCTGAGGTTGAAGGGAAGAACGGTTCGAAAATTTCATGATGATCAATAACTTCATCATCGAACAGTTCAATGACAGTCCTCTTTAAGGCTGCAACAACTTTATCCTTTGTGATAGAGGTCGTCCTCCGATAGATCTTGATTTTAGCTTGAATAAAAGCACTCAAGCCATGGTCCCTTAAAAGGGGTTCATAGATCTCGGGACCAAAGTCCTCCTCCTGCACATCATTATAAGAAACATGATGTTTCCTGAACTCACGCTCAGGGAGGAGACTCTCTCCATTCTCATAAATACTGACGAGCACTACTTCGCCCTGATTGTTCTCTTGGACAGGGGGGGGAGTTGTTAATTCCACCATAGTGTCATGCTCAGCCTTGTCCACCATGGACTCAGGTACGTCAGGCATAGCTTTTTTTAGTTGTTGTGAGGTGTCAGAAAATTGCATAAATCGCTCCAATAAATCAGACTTCATCGACATCAAAAATTCATGATGTATACCACCTAAAAGGTAATTAGGCTTAAACCAAAAGGAATTGGTTTTTAAATAGATGAAATCGGGCCTTTTTGGCAGGTCCTGGTCGCGATAGAAAGCAAAGAAGGAGGCAAACTTCCATTTTAATAGTTTAACCCAGCTTCCAACGCCATTATCCGATACAAACCGTAGTAAATGATGTACGGCTTTATACATAGAATGGTGAACGCGCATAGTTTCTAACCAAGATTTTTCACATCCCAGTTTGCGCTGATTCAACCACTTTTGAGATCTAGGACTTGCAAGTCCAAAGATAGTATGTAATTCACATACTGCTTGTACAGCCTCAAGTATTTTATTAACCTCACCTTTTCCGATATCGTACTGATTGCTTAAAAACCAGTCGGGTTCGATCTGGAAAGTGTTCACTTCGTAGAGCCCTTTCAGCTCTTTGATATGACACTTTCCTACGGAAGGTGAAGGTCGGTGGGGTCTAGCAACCCCCTCCATTTCTGGACACGGAATAGATTTCTTTTTTGTAGAAGGAGGAGGCCCTACGGGGTACTTCCTTCCTTTATGAATAATAAAGTCTTGTTTTTCCATGGTTGCCATTACAGG